GGGTAAGTGGCGGCTCGCGGATGATGACACATCAACGATAGTCGATGCACCCGACGGAAGAACGATGTGCTCGATGGCGTGGTACAAAAAGATCCGGCAAACAAGTCCTTCCGACTTGTCCTAAAAAATACGTGTTGTACCCGTCAGTAGCTGATTCGAGAAGAGATGTTCATTACAAAAAATGGAGTGCTCGGTGTGCTATGAGACTGGACCGTGCCGCAAGTTGTGCTGCGGACATGAGTTTTGCTCGGGATGTATAAAGAGCTGGTATCTCAAGGGCACTGGCACTGGGTGTCCCATGTGCCGGCGACCAATATACTTCAGAGGGTTTCACAAACTGAAGGATCAGTGGAACGAGGATGCGTGTGAGACGCGGTGTTCTGAAATTTTTGAACAATCGATCGAAGACGCTATGGAAAACATGCAAGACATGTTGAATATATGGCCCCAAGAGTTTCACGCTTTTTTCAAGAGAACCACGATGCGAGAGTTGAAAAAGAATGAACTGATGTTTTCATGTTTGAAGGAGGGTGGTTTCGATGCAGAGGAGATTGACTACCTGCTCAACGAGACGGACTTTTACTTTACAAAACCGTTTGGTTGCTACGTTCCCAAGACTCCTCGACGTGAAAAGGTGCCGTATAAGACCGTTATGCATAAAGCCAGGCGTTTCAAGAAGAACAACGTACGATGAATAGTTTAATATGGAGAAACCTTCCTTGTGAAATCATACGCGCAATTTTCTTTTTGTCTGACCCGAGCATAGATACTCGTCTTTATTTTAAGATTCCTCCCGGTAAGCTAAGTGAACAACGTAGTTGGAGACTGTGGTATCTGCTCAAATCTCATGACGGTCTTATTTACAATCTCGAAACACAAACCTTGCACATTTTTAGAATTCCAGGGAGTCATATCATTCGAGGTCCTGTTGAATGTAATATAATAGACGAGTGGATGACTGTTTTTAACGAAACTGGAAAATATCATTCACTTGAGACATATTCCAGGAACGGGGATTATATGTGTACACCATCAGATACCGTATTTTATACAGAGATGCGCGTGCTTTTGAAGGGTTCTGGGATTTAGTCCAAGTCGCGAAGCGAGTTGTTCGCCGGCGTCGGACGGACGACGGACTTTTCACCTGCGGTGAAAAGGCTTTTTACACCATAATCTTGCAAATGTCTGAAATCTTGTAGACGATGTTAAACACCTGGTGTCGATCCGCTGCATTCACTGGCGGGTTCAGAATCTCGAGCTCAATCTGGTACTCGGTCGCCTCCTCGGAATCCTTGTCATCTGCGTCGCCGCTCACCTCGGACAGGTCAATCGAAAGACCCTTGCGTACGAACGAGTACCGCTTACGCTTCTTGACTCGCGTAAAGTTCTCTTCAGTGTCAGCCTCGCGGTCATACGGCACCTCTGACGAAATACCCAGCCGCGCGTCCACTAGATATCCATCGAGTACCTGGTCCTTCACAAGCAAGCGCTTCTTGACGACGCATGACTCCATCTCATCCGTAACATCATTCATGACGACACGCTTTCCAGCCGCAGTATCCACGTATACAGTTGACTGACTCTCCTTGGTGGATTCCCACCCCTCGTATTTCCGAAGACGACGAAGTACCTTTTCAAACGTGGCTTGACCGACATTCGTATCAAACGTGCCGCGATTCACCTTGCCCAGCCGAATCTCAATCTCGACATTCGGCTGGTCCTTGTACTCATCGATAGTACTCTCCCACGCGGTGAACAGAGTAGTCATGGTTTCCATTACAGTGTTTGTGATTGTATCGTTTAGACCTTCGGTCCACGAGGAAGATCCTAGACGTCGAAATCAGTTCCCACGCAATTTTCCTCAATCGTGTCGATACCGTGGATGAAACGTTGGTTTGCATACGCCTTGCCCCGGTATGTTGCTGATCCTTGCCGGACATCAATTTCTCGAGACGAAAACGGACCCGCGTAAATGTCTTCGTTGAACTTGCATCGTCCGAGCACATTCTCTTGGCAATGTTGGTTGAAAATCTGGACAAACAACTTCTGTGGGATACACTTGTCTGGTCCGTACAACACCTTGTCGCTCGCCAAAAAGTTTTGCAGTGGGTTGGTCACCGTCGCCACCTGTGCCTGCACAGACTTGAAGTACGGCGGCAAAACACCCCAAATGTCCTTCTTCGAATACTTGCCTGCGTAGTCGAGGTATGCTCGAATGCACTTGCACAGAATCGTCGGAATCTCCGCCTCGAGCTTCCCATCAAGCTGCGGGTCGGGCTCAGACACCTGGCGTGCAAAGTTCCACGTCACGAGACGACGAAGCACAGACCCCGAGTTGTCGCGGTAGTTTGGCACCTCGTTACCACCGAGGATACCAGGCACGTTCCACGTCATCGACAACGCCTTTTCATTCTTGCGTGCGATGGACACATCCTCACCTGAAACCAACGATTGAAACTCCGCCTGCTCGAGCGCCAAGTCACCCTTGACCTCTGGACTGATGAACATGAACCCGTCGTGAATAGACCAGAGACCAAACTTTTTCTCGATGTTGTTTGACAGCGTCCGAACATCCTCCGAGTCGTAGAATCGCTTACACACCTTGGTGATGATGGTTGACTTGCCAGACCCGGCGATACCCTTGAGAAAGGGAATCACTTGCCATGCATCCATGTCGTTTGTATCAAAACACAGACGACCGATGAACACGTACATCCACTCCATCACCTCCTTCGAGAAGCGTTGGTACTCCATGACGCGCTGAATCACAGGCGTGCTGATATCATGCCAGTTCTCAGTCGCCATGTTCTGCTCGGGAAACTCCTGGTCGAAAAACTTGCAGCTCACAACCGTCGGATCCAGGTGTGCAATGTCCTGTGAACCGTACGGGTAAAACTTGGACGTATATGCATCCTTACACCACTCCTTGCCAACGTAGATACCGTTCGTGAACGACCACACAGTCCTGTTCTTCTGAATCTCAGGAAACTGAATGTCACGACACATCGACAAGTGAGTCACCGTGTCCCGAACGATGCCACCCTTGCTCGTCAGGTTACGCCACATGTCATACTTGTCCTCCTTTTGTGTATAGAAATACACAAACTCCTTAATCTCCATGACTGGCTTCCATGCACGAGTCAGGTGACCGTTCGTCGTCTCAATTTGTTTACAACACTGCCCCTTGTACCTCTTCATTTTTTGGGTATACGTCTTGTTCAGGAGGTACAGAAGCAGCCTCTGGTACGGGCTGGCTTCATCCTCCTCGTCTGGGGAGTCCATTGTCTTGCAGCGGAAAAGCGAAGAATCCATATCACCAGCCATCGGGGCGACTGTCGGGCTGTTGATTCTTTCAAATGACCGGACGTACCGGAAAATGATTTCGTAGGCGTCGTCGGCTGTTTCGATGAGTCGCATCAGGCGGTGCGCGATGCGAAACTCATCACCATTGACATCCTCGGAAGATTTATCCTTGATTCCCAGTTCGCTCGAACGATGATACAGCTCGGAGAAGAGGTTCACCAGGCGACGCTTCTGTTCCTGAATCCGCTCCAGGTCTACATTCTGGGGCATACCATTCGGGTCCAGCTCGTCATCCCGGAAGAATTGTCTAAATCCATTGGTGAGCGGTGCAAACCGGTCACCTTTACAGGTGAGACCCATCTTTTCCTCGAGTTGACCGATAAAATGTTCAAGACGTTCTGGGACGAGACTTGACACCTCAGAACGCATGACTTCCATACGAATTTCGTGCGCATGTTCTGCTGGTTGGTCCCGGGCGAGTGTGTGAACATCAGCCGGGACCATCATAGTACAAGAGCGTTATATTTTTTTAAGAGACCAGACCCCGTCTCCACCGAATGTTCAGTACGTATTGTACTTTCTGTGACTTCTCAGATACGTCAGTTCATTGACCGGTCCAACCCGCCTGGGAAAAGCCATCTCGAACGCGGCACGACGGGTGTTCGGAACACCAGGACGGGCGCTCAGAGCCCACAGCGCCATCACCTTCCGTTTGCGCATGATCTTTGGAAGAGCCTCACGCCAACGCCTCTGAATAACCGTCGCCGCAACAGCCTTTTGTCTGATTGCAGCGAGCTCTTTCGCCATATTATTGAGTTTGTTGTAGGCGTTAGTAATGTTCTGGCGCTTATTCGGATTGAATTCAAAGTACACACGGACGCCGTGTACCCAAGAACCACCGCGAGTAAGGTTCTGGTTGTCGTTGCTGAACGCATTGTTAAAGTGTGTGTATACCTGCTGGTACGTGGGTGCATTGTGTTTCCTGACTTCGTTCGTACGTCTCATTTTACCTCTATTTGCACGCTGAAGACTGTTATGGACCGCACGCCATTTGGTCATTGTGTTCTCCAGCGAAGCCACCATGGTATTATATAGTCAGGAAATTATGCAGGCGCGGCAATGTACTGTGGGGCGACCGTCTTCATGTTGGACACGGCAGACAGCAGCTTCACCAGGATGAGGTTCTGCTTCTCCAGCTGCTTGACAATCGCCTCGGTCGCATCCTTCATGCCAGCCAGGGAGGTGGCGATAGTCTCGCCGTCGTCGGTCGCCAGGAAGCTGGCAAGAGCCTCCATGGGATCCATCATCTCGTCAAACTCATCCTCGCCCTCGGCGTCCAGGTCAATGTCTGGGTTCTCATCATGGTCAGCCATATGTACTATTACTGGGACAAAAATGTTTATGTCCTGAGGCGCGCGGTCTGGTCCGCCCCGCGTCCGAAATTATTTTCTTGGCTAATGTCAAAATGGCGGGTGGACTTATGCAGCTTGTTGCTTACGGCGCTCAGGACGTTTACCTCACCGGTAACCCCAAGGTGACTTTCTTCCAGGCGGTGTACAAGCGTCACACCAACTTTGCGATGGAGCTGATCCAGCAGACCACCAACGGTTCCCCCAGCAGCAGCGGTCGCGTGTCCGTGACCATTGCCCGCAACGGTGACCTGGTCGGCAACATGCACGTGTGCCTGACCCCCACGTCCAACATTCTGACCTCCAACAACAACGTGTTCGACACCAACTGGGTGGCTGAGCGCGCCATTGCCGCAGTTGAGCTGACCATCGGTGGCCAGCGCATCGACAAGCACTACCAGACCTGGTGGCGCCTGTACGCCGAGGTGTTCCTGAACGAGTCCGACAAGTACGCCTGGGGCAAGATGACCACTCAGTCCAACCCCACAGCGACTGGCACGACTGCCCTGTCCTTCTCCAAGGTGTACCTGCCTCTGCTCTTCTTCTTCAACCGCAACCCCGGCCTGTACCTGCCCCTGATCGCCCTGCAGTACCACGAGGTGCGCCTGGACTTCGACCTGACCTCCTACTACGCCAGCTACTTCGGCACGGGCAACGCCTTCGAGGTGTGGGCCAACTACGTGTACCTGGACACTGAGGAGCGTCGCCGCTTCGCCCAGAAGGGTCACGAGTACCTGATCGAGCAGGTGCAGCACACCGGCGGTGACCAGCTGCTTACAAGCAACTTCACTGAGGGCTCCGTGCAGCTGGTGCGTCTGTCTTTCAACCACCCCGTCAAGGAGCTGGTGTGGTGCTACACCAACCCTCTCGCCAGCGCGACGGCTCAGCTGAACTCCATGTGGAACTTCTGCACGTCCACTGGCAACGTGAACGTGACGTCCAACGTTCTGTCTCTGCAGGCGTCCAACAACTACGTCATGCCCAACGTGACCGGTGTGCCCCAGCTGGTGAGCACCGCCGGCTGCACGGCCGTCAACTTCGGTCTGGCCGGTATTTCAACTTTCCCGCCCTTCTCCGGAAACTGCTACTGGCTCGAGCAGGGCACCCAGCTCGTTAACCCCACCGCTACCACCGGCGGTACCGGTGTTGAGGTTGGTCCTCTGCACCTGTTCAAGGTGATCCTCAACGGTCAGGACCGCTTCAAGGAGCAGTTCGGCAACTACTTCAACCAGGTCCAGCCCTTCTACCACCACACCGGCACCCCCTACCCCGGTATCTACGTGTACTCCTTCGCTCTGCAGCCCGAGGAGCACCAGCCTACCGGCACTTGCAACTTCTCTCGCATTGACAACGCCCAGGTGTCCGTGCAGGTGAAGTCCGCCACCCAGGCAACCCTGCAGAAGCTGTTCGCAGTGAACTACAACATCCTGCGTATCCAGTCTGGCATGGGTGGATTGGCCTTCTCAAATTGATTCCACCCATACATATTCTTGTGTGGTAGGACTTCTAAAATATCAAAACTCCAAAAATACGGGCTTCGGCCCCAAGAACGTTCCAGGTTCTTGGGACCTACTCCTGATCTTCCTCAGCCTCTGCCTCTGCCTCAGCCTTCTCCTCAACCAACTCCAGTGAAATAACTGGAAACTCATACCACTGAATATCCGAGTCGAGATCAGCCATATCACATGGAAACGAACGTAGAACCTGAAGATCGATGAACGGCTTCATATCATCGTCCGAACCGAAAAACAGGTGATCCGCGCGGATCCGTTCGGCACGTATATCAGACAACATGATGATGCTGGTCACCTTGTTGAATGCGATGCGAAACATCATATCATCGCAGTCCTCGTCTTCGCAGTGGTCATCCAGAAACGTATACGGGCGAAGATATGTCATGTTGTACAATTTTTTGGCTGTCAAAGCCTCCTTTTTCTTAAACACACTCTGACAAATCTCCATACCCTCCTTGTACTGGGCATCTGTCAAGTGTTCTTTGATCGAGTCGATGAAATCTGAAATATCATGCGCTGTCATTTACAAGCAAGCACAAAACCTCTCTATCTTCCTCACAATTGACCTAAAAAAAGATGTCATGTCCACGAGTGGGATTACTTTTCGGCAAAAAAATAAACACAAAATGGAGGCACGTATCACCGTACTCATGGCTGAGCTTTCGGCGCTCACGGGGCACATTCCGCGCTATATGATGCGGGACTTGAAGCGTCTCGGTGTGACTATGCGCGCACGTATGTACGAGCCAGCCGTGCGCGTACGAACAGTGACGACCCATACCATGTGTACGGGCAAGACGGCAAAGGGCGCGGCATGCAAAAACAAGGCGTGCACGGGCTTTGAGATGTGCCGGATCCACTACAAGCAGAGTCAGCGTATGACGTCAGAAGTTGAGGCGGTCATTCCGTGTACGGGCACGACGGCAAAGGGTGCGCCGTGCAAGTGCCCGCGGTTCCGCGGTTTTGAAGTGTGCTGGCGCCACGCCAAGAAGGAGGGTCTTCTTCCTGACGTGCCGACAGATTGTGCTATATGTATGAACGATATGGTTCCATCCGAGCGAACAAAGACCAAGTGTGGTCACTATTTCCACACGGCGTGTTTGACGCAGTGGGCGACCCGGCGTGGTACGACAAGCACATCGAGCCGCCGACGTACGATTGGCGCACCGTGTCCCATGTGCCGCGCGCCCTTTACATTGCCCGCGCCGCCGCCTCCGCCGATCGAAGGTCCCGATTGGTACGTGATGGGCAATACGCCGCCGACGAACATGACATCCGGTGCAGAGTGGGTGGAGCGTCTGAATGCAATCTCGACAAACCCGACGTTTTCACTCCAGACGCTTCGGTATAACGCCGAGTATGTCGGTCGCGAACTTCTCAGACTTTACGCGGACACGGGCAGATTCCCGCACGCCACATTGGTTTTGACAGTGATGCAGATCTACGGCATCACTCGGGGGTAGAAGCAGGTATCAACGGCGCCCATCATACTCACGGTCCCGGATGGCGCGGTGTTCCGGCCACCATCCGGGACGAGGACGCCACGGGTAATCTGGACGCGGACGACGCTCTGAACGCCTGAAGACCAAGAAGAACACGAGGATGATGAGAACAATCAGGAGTGCCTGAGTACCGGTAAGACCTGCCATTTAAGAAGTGTAAACAAATTAATTCTATGGATGATAGGTTATTCGAAGAGCTCATATTCCAATTGAACAATCATACCAACATGGCACATTGGGAAGCGACGGACCGACTCGGCGCTGACGACTTGGAAAACATCAACGCAACTATCCGTCATGTTTTTGCACCCTATATTCGACAGTACGCATACACGGCAGTCATGACCACGTTACAAACGTGTCGAAACACGCTGTGTCACGTCGTCTGGGCGTCGATGAATGTACCGTTTCCACGTGATCCGTTCGAACACATTGACCGTGTCGTCGAAAACGCAGTGAATGTACTGCGACAAATGACGAGTCCGCGCGAGATGATCATGGCGAATCACTGTGCCCACCTGATTCAGAGAAACTGGCGGAGAGCCATTGCAGATCCGTCGTACCTCGTGTGTCGAAACAGGCTGATGTTTGAGTTTAAACAAATGTCTCGTCAATAAATAAGATGCAAATCTTCGTGAAGACCCTGACAGGCAAGACTATCACACTCGAGGTTGAGAGCTCAGACACGATCGCCAGTGTCAAGTCCAAGATTCAGGACAAGGAAGGCATCCCTCCGGATCAACAGCGACTCATCTTTGCAGGCAAGCAGCTCGAGGATGACCGCACGATGGCTGATTACAATGTGCAGAAAGAGTCGACGCTCCACCTCGTCCTCCGCCTCCGTGGAGGTGCGTAAAAAATGTTGGTGCATAGTAATGCACGCAAACTCGAACGCAAACGCATTGTCCAAGGCGATGAATACACCGAACACTCGAAACCTCTTGAGCCAAATGAACGCAATAAAGTATCGGATGATTAATATATCGAATAACGATCCCAATATCATGATGAAGATGAACAACGCGGGTCGTCGTCTCGAAAATCTGAGAACGAAGTTGCGTAGTGTACAGAATAAGGCGTACCGTAATTATATGGCTAAGAAACGCTAGGTCGCTCAAAGAGCGTGTAAATTTTCTAATCATCACAGTAATGTGGATGTACGTCTATGACAACAGTGTGATTGTTGACACAGATGCGTACACAAAGTCTCAGCCCGTTAATTTTGAACAAGTCAGAGATGTCATTGAAAGCATCGCTCAGCCCGTGAACGCCTACATTGACGTGTCACGAGTTGACCTCACACAAATCGATATCATCGGTGTCGTGAAGATTATATGGGCACTCCACCAACACACTCGGAACCAGAACCTGCTGAACAAATTGTACTTTATCGGCGCTGGTCCATTCGTACGGTCGGCATGGTATGCTACTCAGTGCGTACTGCCTACGTTTGTCAGAAGGTGTGTGATTTTTAAATC